ACACAGATTGACAAAGATACTTTAGAGCTGACTCAGCGCATAGTCCAGCAAATAAAAAAACAGTTTGAATTGTTACAGAAGAATGAAGAAATAATTAACCCTACAGCAATAGAAATTTACACAAGGACGTTAAGGAATCTCTGTGTTATCCAAAAGGGCGTAATAGACACCGCCCCGGAAGAAAATACCCGAGAAAATAAAATCGATTATTCTAAATTTGCGGAAAGGGATTTAAAAGCGTTAGACAGCATCATATCAAAGTATGAGACCGGTAAATAGGAAACAACTTAAAGTTGGCCTTGCTAAAAAGAGCGTGCTCAACTTTATCTTATATACTTTCCCCCGCTACAAAGTTAATTGGCACCATAGAGTTATCTGCAACAAGCTTGACGAGTTTGTCACCGGCGGGTTAGACAGATTGATAATCCACGCGCCGCCACGGCATGGGAAATCAGAAATAGTGTCCCGGAGATTACCGGCTTATATTTTTGGGCTTTATCCTGATGCTTGTATTATGGGGGCTTCGTATAGCGCCGATTTGGCGAAGCTCATGAACAGAGATGTCCAGAGAATTATTGATTCTAAACTCTACCATGATGTTTTCCCTTGTACAACATTAGCCACTGTGGGAGGTAGACCGCCCACCCGTGGGGAGTGGCTGAGGAACTCAGACCTTTTTGAAATCGTAAAATATGGGGGGCGCTATCGCTCGGCTGGTGTGGGGGGCGGGATTACTGGGATGGGGAGCGATTTCACAATTATTGATGATCCGATTAAAAACCAGGAGCAAGCGAACAGCGCCGTGTACAGGGAAAAAATATGGGAATGGTATCAAAGTACACTATATACCCGATTAGAAAAAGGTGGGAAAATTTTATTAACAGCAACCCCCTGGCATAATGATGATTTGTCCAACCGCCTGCTTTCCCTGATGGCAGCAGACACAAAAGCCGACCAATGGGATATATTGGTATTCCCCGCGATAAAAGAACAGCCGCCGGATAAAAACGACAGACGTGAACAGGGTGAAGCTTTATGGCCTGAAAAATATGATATTGGCAGGCTGGAAACGATAAAAAAAACATTAGGGATCCATTATTTCCAGGCATTATATCAATGCTCCCCTCAAATCAGGGGGGGGGGGATGATAAAAATAGCATGGTTCGCAAATTCAAGATATAAATCAATTGAAAAATTTCTTTTTAGCAGGGTTGTCCAATCATGGGACACGGCGAACAAGGCGGGTAAAAAAAACGATTACTCAGTGTGCACGACATGGGGCGAGCTACCGGATGGCAGGATATTTTTAATAAATGTGTTTAGGGAAAAACTTGAATACCCGGATTTAAGAAGGGCAATGGTATCTTTATTTGAGAAATATACCCCGGCGGCTGTGCTTGTTGAAGACGCGGGAAACGGGACACCTCTTATCCAGGATCTAAAATATGAAATAAAAATAATCCCAATTGTGCCTAAAGGGAGCAAAGCTTCTAGGCTCGATAATATTTTAAGGGCTGATGCTGAGACTCCGACCCTTGAAAGTGGGGCGGTTTGGTTGCCTGAAAGTGCGCCATGGCTTATGGATTTTGAGGCTGAGATCGTTGGGTTCCCGAACAGCGCCCATGACGATCAGGTGGACAGTATGACGCAATATCTGAATTGGAAAAATAGAAAAACCCAATACATACCACGCCAGCAGACGGAGTTCTAAGTTTAAATTACCACCGATAGAAGCGGATAAAGATCATATTTAAAAATTTAACGGAGAAAAATAATGAAAATAATCCCCCCGTCCCACGAGCTTTTATTTATCCCAGATAAAAATATTGTTTTAAAAAATATAGAGCTTGCAGGACGAACCTGTTATAAAAGTGAAAATAAAATTACTCCTGATTCTGCTGCTAATTTTATCAAGGGAATTATTAACTCAGGGCATCACAGTGTTATTGAACATATGAGTATCAGTGTTAGGTTTATTTGCGATAGGGGAATCAGCCATGAGATAGTAAGACACCGCCTTGCTGCATATAGCCAGGAATCCACAAGATACGCAAATTATTCAAAAAACAAATTCGGAAGCGAAATTACTGTAATTAGACCTTTTTTCTGGGGTCAAGACTGTCAGGCATATAAACATTGGCTGTCTGCTATGCAGTATTGTGAAACAATTTATATGAAACTTATTAATGAAGGTGTAAAACCTGAACAAGCAAGAAGTGTTTTGCCAAACAGTCTTAAAACCGAAATAGTTATGACAGCAAATTTAAGAGAATGGCGGCATGTACTTAATCTCAGATGTTCAAAACCTGCCCATCCTCAAATCAGGGAGATCATGTTGCCTTTGCTTGCAGAACTTCATGATAAAATACCAGTTGTATTTGATGATCTGTATAAAAAATATGAGGAAGACACTGTTATGCCATAATAATCATAAAAAACACATAACTTGACGCTCATCCCAATATTTATTATACTAACGATTTCAATTCAAATACACAACAAAAGGAGGCTATAATGTTCTTCAAACATATAGATATAAACAATTTTCGAGCACTCAATTAAATAAGCAAGAAAAGAGAAATAATAAAAAGGGGGGGTAGTATATGACACGCGAGGAACTCATGGAAACGGATAAATATTATCAAGATCATATTGAAGAGTGGAGATTTCTTGATGCTGCGTTCTCAGGGGCTAAGGATTTAATTAAATATGGAATATTAGGGAATGATTTTAAAGATCAGACTGTTTACCAGAAAAATGGGGCTGCGTACGGGTATAATTATACAGCCCGGATAAATGGCATTTTGACCAATTTTATTGCTAATAGTAATTTTATCCATAGCTATGGAGCGGCGCTTTCGCAAGATGAGTCTTTCCTTGCCTTTCTAAGAGACTGCAATGGAATCGGCACGTCTTACAACGTGTTTTGGAACGAGGTGCGGGAGGTCGTTTCGTGCATGGGGCACTGCGGGGTTGTTGTTGACCAGGCAGCAGGGGGATCAGCCGCTGAATTAAAAGCAAAAAAGATATATCCATTTGTGCAATTTTACAACCCTATCAATATCTTACAGATGCAAATATCTATTAACCCTGATACCGCTCGCCCGGAATTTAGTAGAATAAAGTTACATGAAAACAACCCCGAGCGGGTTATTATTTTAGAAAAAAATTTTATTGAAATATGGGATTTGCCCGTGGGTAGTGGGGGGGACCCTGTTTTATCGGATACTATCCCTAATGAACTTGGGTTTATCCCATTTCATATGTTTATTAATATCAGGAAAAAAGGCAAAAAATGGGATACCTTGAGTTCGGTGCGCGGGGTGGCTGATATAGATGCTGCTATGGTTAGAGACGCTATCCGGGTTGAAAAGACAATCCATAATGCCGCCTTTTCTAATCTAGTTCTCCCCGCCCGTGAACATATTCCAGGCCAGGCCGAGCAAACAAAAAAAACTGGAGTCAGCCAGATATGGACAGAAACACCGGAAACAAAAGGGATCACCCGGTGGCTCTCTGTAGAGATCGCTGGGATTTTGGCCCCCATGCTGGAAGTCCACGAGGTGAGAAGACGAGAAATTTATTTTATGTCTGACTTAGCGATGATTCTGGCATCAGATTCAAAACAACCCAGAAGCGCCGAAAGCCAGGAACAATCATTTAAATTTCTTGAAGGCCGTCTCCGTAAAATGGTCGATAATGAACTCGAAGCACGCCGTGCAGTTATTAAGTTCTGGTTGTCATGGCAGCGGAAGATAGACCTCTTCGATGACGTCAACATAGGGCATGACTATGAATTTAATGTACAAGATTTGGTGTCAGGGTTAGAGGATTTACTAACAGAGAAAAGCTTACTGCAAGCATCCGGTACGGCACAAAAAGAATTGTCTAAAATCATTACCAGACGGGGGAGCTTGAAAGAATCACCGCCTGAAATAATAAAAAGAATTGATAGGGAAATTGATGAGTACGAGCCGGTAGCCCCGGAGAGCATTGATTTAATTTAATCGGTCTGCCCCCCCTTATATTAAATTAAAGAATTAAGCCAATACCAATATTGCACAATAGTAAAATCTTATATATTAAAACAAAATTAATATTTCAGGCCAGAGCATGGATAAATTAAAGATAAATTCCAGATAAAAACAACGCAATATGATTATATTGCGTTGTTTTTATCTGGTTCACAAGACATATCTTTTTATAAAAGATAC